CTGGTCTTATTGACCATTTCTAAGAGGTAAATATGGGTCTATTTTCATCAATAGGTTCAGCTTTAGGTATCTCTGGTGGTAGCGCCTTTACTGGCGCTATGACTTTAGGTGCTGGTCTTTTAGGATATAAAGGTCAACAAAAAGCGAATCAGGCTAATGTAGATTTAGCCAATACTGCTTACCAGCGTGCTATGACTGATATGAAAAAAGCTGGTCTTAATCCAATTTTGGCTGGTAAATTAGGTGGTGCTCAGTCACCTACAATGTTGTCAGAGTTTGGAGCTGGCGTACAATCTGCTCAATCTGCTGCACAGACAGCAAGTAATGTACAAATGCAATCTATGCAAACAAATAAGCTTCAAGCTGAAATTGGTTTGACACATGAGCAAACTCAAAAAGTTGTACAAGAAACAGCAAATTTAAAAGAGAATTTGCGTGGTATAGAGTATGTGAACGAAATAAAAGCAGTAGTTGCTAATTTTGTAAAAGAGTCTGGTTTGTCAGATGTATCAGGAAAAGGTGGATCAACACTTCGATCTATATATGATTATGTTTTTGATCTTGCTAAAGAAACATTTAGTGATGATCCAAAAAGATTAAAACAAGCTCAAAAGTTCATCTGGGACGGTGTTCAAGATGGTGTAAAAAAAGGTAAAGAAATGTGGGATTGGATTGTTCCAAGCCCGGGTAAACCGTGAGGAATAAATTATGGATATCGAAATTAAAAAGGCGTTTCGCCGTTATGAAAGTTCAAAGATCGATACTGGTGAAGGTATTACTGAACAGTGTCATAAAAAAGAATGTGATATGAATCACATTTTGAAAGACTATAAACGCACAGGCTTTATTCGCCATTCTAAAGAAAATCAAGGTCGATATGATGATATCAGCGTACAAGATTTCCAAGATGCAATGTTCAAAGTCGCGGAAGCGACTAATATGTTCAATGATTTGCCAGCAAATCTCCGTAAGGATTTCCATAATAATCCTGCTGAATTCCTTGGGTTTGTACAAAACCCAGATAATCAAGAGAAACTTCAAAAAATGGGCATCATCAGAGGTAACGATGGAGTCGATATGAATGGTATGCCTACTACAGCTCCGCTGTATAAGGATCCATATGCTAAACCTGCTCCAGTTCAAACGGAAGCAGTAACTACAACAGCAGGACATGCTCCTGCTGTTAATACAACTTCTGAGAGCGCATAAAACAAGCGCAGCGGCTTTTTTGTGCGGTTCAGAAGTATCGGCGCAGCCGAAAAAAAAGCGCCCTCAGGGGCGCTTAACAATGTGCGAGGACCTAATTTGTCCGCAGTCCGACCAATTTCTACTTGATGTAATTGGTCGGACTGACACCTTTTAGGTGGCAGTACTAGAAAACGGCCGTTTAGGCCGTAAAAAATTAAGGAGCAAAGCGACGTGAAAATAAAAGATGGAGCTACGCTACAAGGTCTTAAGTTACGGATGAGACCAGTCTTACAAGCAGCAGAAAGAATATGGAGAAATAATGGTCAAGAGTTGGTTGTTACTTCGGGAACTGATGGTACTCATTCTGCTGGTAGTTTGCATTACTATGGATATGCATTAGACTTTAGAACAAGATACTTTGAGGAACAGGATCGTTATAAAGTATTTAAAGAGCTAAGTGATGATCTTCGTGTAAAAAATAGAGATTATTGCGTTATTTGGCATCCTACTCATATCCACGTTGAATATCGTGGAATATTGGAAGAATAGTATGGAATTAATGACATTACTTTTAACGAACTGGGATACAGTTGGTTTAATTATTACAAACATTATTGCGTTATTGGTGAAATCACCATTGGAGAAGAAAAATGGCTAAACGATCAAAGCTCTCTTATAAGGGTTCAAAAAAACTATTTCGTGCTACTGCAGATCGCACACATATGTTTAATGTTAATAACCGTCCAATGCGCGGTGGCACTAGACTTTAATGTGTACCAGTCCGATACAGGGCTGGCGAGCTAAGTTTGTTAACCCCGAAACCGGAAAACGTCCTATTGTTTTTAATCGAAAACACGGGTTTTCAGATCTTCCAGTCAAAGTCCCTTGTGGACGTTGCTGGAAATGTAGGCTCGCATACAGTCGCGAATGGGCCATTCGATGTGTCCATGAAGCACAAATGCATAAGCACAATGCATTTATTACCTTAACGTTTAATGAGGAGCATTTACCCGATGACCACTCAATACGAAAAGAACACGTACAGAAGTTTTTCAAGCGACTTAGAAAACGTATCGGAGTTGATATCCGCTACTTTGCTTGCGGAGAATATGGGAAACAAAATAATCGACCTCATTACCATGCCATTATATTTGGCTACGACTTTCCCGATAAACAGTTACGCTCCAAAACAAGAAATGGAGACCTTCTTTTCCGATCCTCTACGCTGGAGAAAGCGTGGAAGTTTGGATATTCATTAATTGGAGACGTTACATTCGAAAGCGCTGCATATGTTGCGCGTTACGTCATGAAGAAAAGAAAAGGCGATCAGGAAGAAATTGACGAATATTATAAACTTGTGGATGAGGAAACTGGTGAGATACACCAGCTTGAACC